TACCCGCCACCTCAGCTATTTCACTATCAGATGGAGCATTCAAATCAGGCCACTTTACTACATAGTATTCAACCACAGGCAAAACGTGCAAAGCAATCAACCTATCAATAAATTCCCTGATAAGTAGTGGTGTTAGATAAAACTCCTGCCTATGGGCTATACGCGTATTCCATGCTTTGGAATCTTGACTACTCGCTAATTCCCCCCGCTCACTTCCAACAAATATTCTTTTTGGTATGCCTAATGCAGCACATATGAAATCTATCTGGCATTCTAAATGGCCACGAGGGTCTGCTACTTGACTATCTAATGTTTTAACATCAACACCAACAAGCGACAAATACCGCTGCAAACTTTTTGAATAATTACTCAATTCTGTTTTGATATCATCTTGTTGTGTAGTTGAAATAGTAGCAGTGGGGTCAACTGTAATAGCCAAGCCGGGGAAACCACCCTTCCAAAACATTTCGCCACTACCACCCAAAACCTTTCTAATATCTAATAACCGATTGTAAACCTTTTTCATTCTAGGTTCGCCCACAATATCACTTGATATTCTATTATCGGTTACATGTAATACCCTTGTCCAGTGAACTTCTTTACTTTCGCCACCAGTTGTGCCATCTTTTACATTTTCAAACTGGATGGAATATTTTACTGGAAGTCCATATCTTGGGCTTTTTGCATCACCCTCCCTTTTTACTATATTCACCACCGATTCATCAAATGGTTTCAAATATAACAGTTTTCTCTCTTTAGTGCCTTCACCCTCTGTCGTTTCACCCGTTACCGGGTTAATACCATCAACTGCCTCATTCAATGCCTTACCATCGTCAATACCAATCAATAACAAACCATACCGACCTATACCGCTCAATACATCTACCCGTTTCAACACTTGATAGATGTTTTTCTCAGCTTGCATTTCTTTCCACTGTTTTTCAAATTCGGATTCTTTTTCATCTTCGTTTTCATTTATTTCAGGTAGTAATGACCAACTCTCTTCAGGGAAGATATTAACAATACGTGAAGCCAAGCCCATCCTATCATACAAATCCCTATAATTTTGCTTTGTAATAGAAGGGGGATAACCACATTCAGTATTTATATCTTTGCCGGGGTTTAAAAACTTTGACATTAACTCAGCCCTTGCAATAGTTGCGTTGGCTATTACTTCTTCCCTATATATTTGATTTCGCACTACATCTTCTTGCGTTTGTTCGCCTTCCCCTGTATTAAATTCCATTGTCTCTTCCGGCTCATCATTTATACCAACACCATGAGCTATTTTTTCCTTATTCTTTGCCATTTCATTATTCCTTTACATATTTAAAAATTAGATGTTCGTCTTTATTGACTCATATTTCTCTTCTTCCATATAATCCGTTTCAATTACAATCACGGGATGTTCCTTGTTTTCCAACTCATTTACAATAAGTGCAATCATTGCTTCTTTATATGGCTTATCCATACGACAAATACGACGTATTGACTTTGCGTTTTTTCTGGTTGCCGTGACCATTGCTACCTTCACCATCTTTGTATCATTACCATCAACCATTGCATCTCCTAATCGTATAATTTAAACACGCCTATTTCTAATGTTCCGCCGCCTGTTATCTTATTAAATGCCCCACTTGAGGCATCTACTTGGTCTTTATATTTACTATTCAATAATGAAAATGTTCGCAGCTCATCAATATAAATACTATTCCACTCAGCCTTTGCTAAAAATACATTCCCTGAATTTACTTGAACACCAAATGGGTCAGCCCTTTGGGCTTTATCACCTGTCGGCCTCATTACGAAAACAGAAAAACCAGCTAAATTTCTTACCGTATTCTCTGCCGATTCTTTTCCACCGCTGCCCGGTTCTTGTTCTATGCCTATTAAAATACCTTTTCCATCCAAATACGCTATCTGTTTTATTACCTGTTCTCTTTGAGCTGAATCCCATTGACCTCTTATAACATCTAATATCCAAAACTGCCTCTTCATATCCTCGCCCATTAAAACGCCCACAGTATAGGCTCCACCGTCTTTAGTACCAGCCTTGTCCCAAAACCTTACTTTCTTTTTCCATTTGGTAGGGGGTATGTCAATGCTTATACGCTCAACATGGAACATTACCCCACCGGGTGGGATAGGATTTTGCATATACTGACCTTTGAAAACATATTCACCCTGTACCTTTGCCTCATTGATAACAACATCACTCAACCGCACCGGGTCAAGTTTTCCATCCTTATAATACTTAATACACTCAGCCGGGTGGACACATTCTCTACCACCTTCTGATAACATAGCAGGGAAACAAAGATGTTTAATTTTATACTGAGGATTATCCTTTGACAATTTTAATAACATACCAGTTGTATCATTTTCTGATAATCTTTGATGTATATAGATTGTTGGTGTTACTGCTTTATTTGTCTTTCTACTCCATAGTGTTTCAGTGATATATAAATTACCCTCTAAAATTTCAGCTTCCGACCGAGCACCCTTTGGATTGAGTAAATCATCCACCACTATAAAATCGCTATGGTCGCCGGTAATATTACCACCCGAACCAATCGAAGCCCTTATTCCTTTTAACGTATTACGAAATAACCCAACAGCTACGGAATCGTATGGAATATGAATTTCAGGAAAAGTATTCATATACTTTTCCGACATAATAATAGTTCTGCTCTTCCGAGCCGGTTTTAATGCTGCACTATTATCATGCGAAGCTGCTATAATTCTCGCTGAAGGCTTTCTTGTCCATATCCAAGCCCCAAACATTATTGAACATATAATTGTCTTAGTAGAACCGGGAGGCACATTTATAATAAGGTCATACAATTTAGGCAATCCAAGGAAAACACGTTCTGCCACTATTTGAAGTTCATTACAAATATACGGAATATGCCAATTATGTGCCATCGGCCTATCTTCTATTACTTCCCAAAACTCACACACAAACTCAAAAAAACTATCCCTGCAAATAGACGCCAATACATCATTCTCTTCAAATGCAGTTGTCTGTTTTAATGATTGTGGTTTTGTTACTGGCATTAACAATTTACACTACGCCTTCATTCAATACGCCCATTTTAACCCAACCCCTATATAAATATCTCTGACCACGATAACTTCTCACTTCTTCTTTAAATTCATATTTAACACGGGCATTTTCCAACCATCTAACCACATTACTAAAATATACAGGAGCCCACAAAAACTCCACTCTAATTTCAGTTGTGCCCAACGCCGGTTCATTTCTTTTCCATTTCATTTACATAACCGCCTGCTCTAATACCTTCATCCCATTTATCTTATTAACACCCGATTCCAGTTGCTTGTTCGTTCTTAACTTCTTCAAAATCTCTTTTCTACATCCTAAGGATAAGCCCAAATCAGCCATTTTCATTACATTAACTTGTATATTAGCAGTTACCTTCATATCTATTTGCGTTGGTTGTTTAGCATACCCTCTTTTTGCATTGAAAGTTTCATTAACATGTTTTATCGCTCCTGCATCACCACCAGCTACTAATGACATTAAAGCATCTTCAAAGAAATTACCTCTTAAGAATTCTACATAATTTAATAGTTCTGGGAACTGGGGGTCCTCTTCCATCCACCTTTTAAATCTTTTCCATGATACATGTGCTTTTTTTAATGCTAGATTTGTTTTGAAATTATGTTTTACTAATGAATGTAGGAAAATGCCTTGTCTTACGTTTTCGCCGTTCTTTTCTAGTAATCGCTCTATTTTACGGATTCCATTCTTTTCATTTTCATATGCTGTTATCCGTCTCCAAATCTTTTTCAATTCTTTTGGAATTTGTGAATTGATATAATCTAAAAATGAGACGTCAGAATTGTTTTTGTTTAATACTTTCCGGGCTTTTATTAAGGCTTTTTTGAGTGCTGGTTTCTTTTTTACCCATACAGTATATGCTTCTGGATGACAGCCAATTACTGATGCTATCCGTTTATTAGTCATACCGTTTTTTGCCAGCTCATATGACAATAAATAATAATCATCTTTCCATCTATGTTGCTTCATTTTTTGCTTTCCATTTTGGACTTTTAAATTTGGCTATTATTATAACGGTTTAAAGGGCAAAAATCAATAAAAATATATATAAACTATATATGGCCAAACAAGTAAAGGATTATCAATCGTAGAAATAATCGTGTACAGGCTGTTTTTTGGGGTTTCTCACTTAAATTTTAAAAGATTTTTTCACTTATTTTCTTGGTTTTTAGCTCAAAATCAACGATTTTAAGTTATTTACATCTTTTTCTAAAGATTTCTCTAGTATATACCGATATACTAATATATAATGATTACAGTAATGATGATAAAAAGTTAATAACAAAATCAAGGAGCAAAAAAATGAATTCAACTAAACTAACAAACAACCTAAACGAAAAAGCAATGCTCGTATCTTTAAAAATCAGTGCATGGAGTGGCCGCACTAAAGACCGCCAAGTATCAAGCCAAGTATTAAATGATAAAGGTGCCGACAGCGACGCAGGGGCATGGTGGACTTACCTGTTACCTAAAGAGACAACCAAACAATTAAACAAAGCCGCCAACAAATGCCGCACAACACTCAATCGTTATACCCTGCCTTGGATGGATAACGGTTTGAGGATTTTGCCTTCTGCTATGTTTTTAACCTTCCGTAAAGAAATGGCAACTACATTAAGTGAATATGAAACAATTGTTGCCAAGTTTGTTGCCAACTACCCCACCATCAAAGCTGAAGCAGAACGACGCCTTGGCAAACTAGCATCAACCAAAAGAATTCCTGAGGTGTGGGAAATTCAAGATAAGTTTGCCGCCAAAACAACTATCCTACCTATCCCTGAAACAAGTGACTTCCGTATTGCTTTATCTGATGTTGATATTTCTGAAATACGAAAGGAAATGGAAACTGACTTGAATAACATGGTAGGCAAAGCAATGGAAAACCTTTGGTATCAGTTAATCGAAATGATTAAAAAAATCCAGACTACTACTGCCAAACCTAATAAAATTTTCCGGGATAGCATGATAAGCAACCTAAAAGACTTCTGCGAAATGATACCTAAATTGAATATTACTGATGACCCCAAATTGGAAGAAGCCAGAAAAGAAGCATTGAAAGAACTAGCAACACTTTCGCCCACAGACCTCCGTGAAAGTAAGACAGACCGCAAAGCTGCCAACAAGGCCGCCTCAGATATGCTTGATAGGATTGGCTCTTATAACCTGTAAGAATCGTAGGAATAATATGGGCCTGCTGAAAAGTAGGCCCATATCTCTTTAAAAACTAAAAATTTTTTCACTTATTTTCTGGGGTTTTAAGCTAAAAACAGGGCTTTTCAATATATTTCACTATTTCCTAAAGTTTATCCTAGTATATACCGATATACTAATATATAATGATAACAGTGATAAAAAGTTAATAACAAAATCAAGGAGCAAAAAAATGAATTCAACTAAACTAACAAACACACTAACCAAATGTATCAAAAACGGCCTGCCTGTTCTAATCAAAGGAGCACCCGGTATTGGCAAAAGTGATATTGTTGCAACCGTAGCAAAAGAACTTAAAATGGATTTGGTTGTAATGCACCCCGTTGTATCAGACCCCACCGATTTTAAAGGCTTGCCAGGTATCGTTGATGGTGAAGCAGAGTTCCTGCCATTTGGCGACCTCCGAAACCTAATGGGTGTCAAACGCCATACCATATGCTTTCTTGACGACCTTGGCCAAGCTCCGGCATGTGTACAGGCCGCAGCAATGCAGCTAATACTCGCCCGTCAAATCAATGGCCACAAAATTTCTGATAAGATAATTTTTGTTGCCGCCACAAATCGCCGAGAAGATAAGGCAGGGGTTACAAGTATCCTTGAACCTGTTAAAAGTAGATTTGCAACTATTATACAATTAGACGCCGATGCAAATAGCTGGATTGAATGGGCCTTGGCAAATGATGTTAATACACAAATGATAGGCTTCATTCATTTTCGCCCTGATATGCTTTGTACTGGTGATGCCACAAACGACATAGTCAATAGGCCCTGCCCACGAACCATTACATATGCCAGCAAGCTACTCGATGCCGGTATTGATGATATGGAAACCTTAGGCGGTTCAATCGGTGAAGGTGCCGCCGCTGAGTTGTGTGGATTTTTAAAAATGTATAATGACCTCCCAAACATTGATGAAATTGCCATCAAACCAGAAGATGTAAAAGTACCCACAGAACCCGCCGCCCTGTATGCTGTAACTTCTGCCTTGGTCAAAAAAACCGATAAGAAAAACTTTGCCAACATAATGAAATACATCAACCGGATTCCAGCAGACTTCTCTATGCTTTATATTCGTGATTTGGTGACCTGTAAACCTGAGATGCAAAACACAGAAACATTTATCAAATGGGTGGCATTGCACAACGATATCCTATTATAAGTCAATTATTTTACCCTGTTTTTGGCCTGTTTTCTTGATTTGCAGGCCAAAAACAGGGATTTTGAAAATATTTTGATATTTGTAAAGATTTCTCTAGTATATACCGATATACTAATATACAATGATACTAGTTTGATAAGTTAATCATGTTTTTAAACAGAGGACAAAAAAATGACAACTGAAGCAAGAATCATAAAAGCCCGTTCTTCTCTTATCTTAGGAAGCCCATTCTTCGGTTGTTTGGTAATGAAATTGAAAGTTGAAGAAGACAAAAGTATCAGCACCGCCGCCGTTAATGGCAAAACCTTGTTTTATAATCCTGACTTCATCGCCAGCTTAAACGACATAGAGCTAAAAGGCGTTCTATGCCATGAAGTGATGCATTGTGCCCTTGGACATCATTGGCGTATGGATGACCGTGACAATCGCATATGGAACATTGCCGCTGACTATGCTATAAACAATATTTTGGTTGATGCTAATATCACACTGCCAAAAGGGGCTTTGATTGATAGCCAATTGAGTGAGTTAGCTACCGAAAACATTTACAACAACCTAATAAACGAAGCAAACCAACAGGACAAAGAAAAAGGCAATGATGATACCAATGACCAAAGGCAAGGCGAAAATGATACTCAAGAAACTAACAACAAAAACACAGACCCCGGAAATTGTGGTGGAGTTAAACCTTGCAATGATACCGAAGATGATGAAGAACAAAAAGCTGAATGGAAAGCTATTTTAAGCCAAGCATCGAAAATGGGTGGCAGCATCCCAAACAGCTTGAAACGTTTAATTGATGGAACATTAAATCCAGAATTACCTTGGTTTGTATTACTCAGAGACTTTGTAGAAATGACAGCGAAAAATGATTACAATTGGATCCATG